TCATCAGCACCTCTAACTGTATTACTTTGTAATGATATATTGTATGATCCTTTTTTGTCGTCAAAAGAACCTATAGCTATTTGACTAACCGCTAGTTTGTCTGTAAAGTAATCAGCCATACCTTTAGGTGATAAAGGTTCTAAACCATCTCTAGATAACCTTAAAACAGTTCCTCTGGCTCTATCAGTAAAATAACTTCTAAAACCGTACTTAGCAAAACTTTCTGGGTTTAAACTTATACCAAAGTCACCTACATAAGGCATTGATTGACCTAGAACAGCGTTGTTAGATGTTATATTCGCGTTACCATCAGCATTAAATAACGCGTCTTTATTTGTCAACACTCTTAAAACTTTATCTTCACAAAAAACAGTAACATCAGTATCTCTAGTATTAAGTTTTTGTATGCTACCATATTCTGGGTTAAGATCTTTAGTTATAGATTCAGCCATTATAAACTGATTTAATCTATTTACACTAGCTGTAGAGTTAAATATACCTGAAAATATTAAACCATTTGTTTTTACCTCTTCGTTATATTGTTCAGCAACAGTGCTACTAGCTTTAACACCTTTACTTATTTTTTTAGCGTTATAGTCGTCTCTTATTCTATTAGATTCAACACCATTAGCAAAAGAATAACAGTTATGGTAATCTAAAGCTATATCGTTGCCGTGTGTGCTAATAGCGTAAGCATTACTAGCTTCGTAGTATATATCTAATTCAGCAACCTCTTTAGGTTCAGTTTCCCATATACCTGGATTATCTGTAGTGAAACCATCTAAATCGTCTTCATCTACGTAAGTTGTACCTATTTGTATAGGTGTGTGATATTGGTAACCATCTATTATATTAGCAACATTATCTTCTGGAGCCCATTGTATTGGTTTATCTAGTTTTATTGTAAATATTACAACCCTTGAAGATGCAAAAGTACCTGTTCTTCCACCACCATTGCTTTTTCTACCTTTATACATTATAGCCCCACCTCTTCTATACCCTTTTATTTCGTAAGCTGTAGAATCAGGATCGCCAGAAAACTTTATATAGTTGCCGATTGTTTGTAAAGAATTAACAAAATCTTTATGCTCAGGAGCTACTGTGTTACCAAATTTAATCCACTCACCCCAAACAACATCATCTTGGCCGCTGTTAGTGTTTTTACCTTTTTTACCAAAATTATGGAAAGCTAGTTCAATAACTGTCTCACCTTGCCTTATTCCATATGCCTGTGTGTTTTCAACAGTACTACTTGATACTTCACCTAAGTTTCTATTTACCTCTACATCTCCTTCACCGCCTAGATCTTTTGACCATTGATATTTTTTAAATCTTGGTATAAACCAATCAGCCGCTAAACCAGTTCCAACACCTTTGTCTTTCTTTTTCCAATAATTATACCTAGTACTTGATCCACCACCAGTGTTAGAGCCTAGCGATGTACCCGCGTCGTTTCCAACTTGCCAAAAGTTATTTTGAGATAATACTCTTATTTCGTCTATGTTATTAAACTTTAAAATGTTTTGTTCTAAAGTAGAATCTCTATATATTTTAGCAAAAAACCTTCCTTGAAACTCTGGTTTTAGTTTTCTAACTTTTTGAGCAATTTCTACCGTCATAGAAACACTTTGTATTGTGTTACCATCTCCTACAGTACCTAGCCAATTAACATCAGACTCATCAAATGCTTTTTCTATATTTATTTGCCAGTATTTGTCTTCAGGGCAATCAGTGCTTGTTCCAACGAACTCTAAGTTACTAGCTGCTCCTTCATACACTATGTTAGCTATATCGTAATACTTAGTTACGTTGTTACCTTTCTTGATTCTAACCATTAAGTCAGTTAGTGTATGTATTGAGGCTGTAGATAAATCAATATCATCACTGCTACCAGTGGTTCCACCAAAATGTGGTTTCCATAAAGTTCTAGGTATCCTTATTTTTGTAGTACTTTTTTCTGGGTAACCACCATCAATAAATAAATTACCATTACTGTCTGCTGTAGCTATACCTTTAGATACTTTCTGAATTGTTAAAAAATCAGGAGCATCATTTTCTATAGCTATAATCTTATACCTAGCTTCTTCTTCTACAAAAGCATCACTATCGTGTTTCTTCTTAAGTATTATAAAAGTTTCGTCGTTAACCTTGTTTCTTTCTGCGGACGGAAAAGCTAACCAAACGTTACCATCTTCAGCAGGATAATGTCTATCCATTGCTAAATTATAGTACTCAGCCGATGTTTCTTTTAAAAAGTATTTATAGTGTGTTGCCCAAGACGGAGGATTGTTTAAAAGTTTTACTTGTAAGATATTCCAGTTTACAGCTTGTGATTTAGGTAATTGAATAGACCCAGTTGTATCTGTTAGCACTGGTGTTTCTCTACCAAATTCATCTCTATAAACTACACCAACCTGGTATGTTCTCATAGACTTAATTGACTTACCTGGTTCTCTAATAGCGTAATCTGAGCTATCTGATTGTATTATTGAAACACTAAACTTAGGTGTTATCTCTGCGTTATTAACATCTTTAATGTCATATTGTTGAGTATAATTACCATAAAGCAACCTATTAGCTGTAAACTCTTGAGCTTTAGCTTTTTTAGGAACATTATCCCAAGGTCTAAGCAATTGATTAGATGGTAATATTTTGTATATTATTTCAGACTCTATAAGCATAGAGTTGTTAGTCCACTCTTCATCTTGATCTTCAGGGGTTCCTTTTAAACTTTTTACTGTGTAAATACTAGTGCTGCTGTCTTCTTTATATAGTATATCAACTTCAACTACATCTTTAGGCATGTAGCTAGTTATGAAATTAGATATAGTTAATTTTTTCAAAGAGTTAACCATACCTTTATTAAAACCTTTTTTAGGTGCATAATCAAATTCACTAGGTAAAAAAGCAACTTGACTAAAAGGACCAATAGCAGAGTACTGACCGTCATCATATTTATATCTATATGCAAATCTAGGAAATTTAAATTCAAAAAGAGATTTATCTTCCATTAATATAACTTTCCAGTCTTGAGCACCAGTGACTATACCATCAGATACTGAATCTAAATTTAACTTAAATGAGTTTGGCGAAAAAGAAAGTAAATCTATAACAGTAGCTATAACCTCATCATCTTCACTTTCATCAAGTATTGTAAATCTTAATCTATCTCCAACCTGAAGGTTCATATTATGTTGAAACGTAAAGTTACTATTAGAATCAGGGTGAGCACCAGGTGACAAAGCTTCTCCACTACCGTCTACAAAGCTTTTTGCTATACATACACTTTCGACTATACCAGACCTAGATGAGGCTGACATAGATATAGTTGGCGCTTGTATCGGTGATTTCTTTATAACGGTTACATCATCTAAAGTAAAGTTATAAGTTGCTGTTGAGTGTGCTGTTGTTAACGCGGTGTGCGTTGTGAAGTTTGAAGATCCTGCTTTAAATTTTTTAATATCAACAGTTTTAGGTTCTGATCTATTATCTGTAAAAAACAATAAACCTTCTATTATGTTAATACCAGTTATTAAATTGTTTCTACTTAAATCTAAAACACCTGTGGTGTCAACTAAAACAGGTGAAACTGTTTTTGAATATTGATCATATTCTACTATAGCATCAACTGAAGTACCAGCTATAAGCCAATATATTTTATCATTAGCTGAATCCTTGCATGATCCTATACACTTAGCTCCACTTATACCTATAGCTGAAGCGTAAGCTAGTTTATTACCGAGAACGTTTTGAATAGAACCCACGTCATCACCCTCTGAGCTGGCTACTTGTACGTTTAAAGCGTCTCTGTATTCACCACTAGGAACTAACCTTTCGTCCAGGTCTTTGTTCATTCTACCCGAGCGAAAATCTCGTTTTATTTCTGGCATGCTTTAGTGTTTTATTTGTTTAGATTTACCTCTCATTACTTGAGTTAGCTCTTCTATTTTTATATTTGATAATCTTAATTTAGCTTGTCTAATTGCCGCAAACCTTTCTTTTTTAAATCTTGCTACTATGTATTCTTGTATATTTTCTCTAGTTGATAATATAGCGTGAGCTATCCACTTGTACATTGCTTCTTCAGCAAACTTATGCACTATCATTTCAGAATCTGTACCTAAACTATCGCTAACATATTTTAATGTTATTGTTTTATCGCACAGATCAGAACTAAAATGTATTCTACCTTTTAATTCATCTATAAAGAAAACACCATTAGATTGAGCATTTTCTGGATTTAAACCAAATCTTTTACCTGTGTCTGTATGATACTCGTATAAGCTTTGATCAGAGTTTTGAGAAGTGCTAGTAGCATTAGAACTGAAAGCAGACCAAGTATCTGAATCACTAGCTGTCGATAGTTTACCACCACTTCCAAAAGTATAATGAAAGTTACCATCTTGTAGTATAGCTGTTGGGTTGCTAGTTTTTCTAGCAGGATATATAATATGTTCTAAACCGCTATCATCATGAAAAGTAAGTTTAACATAGTTAACATAATCATGAGGTAATGGCATTGTTAAAGAAGGAGGTATTTCTATCTCCTGAGCTTTAGTAGATTTAAAAGTGTCGTAGCTAAGTTCTTGTATTGCTCTTTGAGCATGAAACAAAACATCTTGTCTTCTTACTCTAGGTATTATTTTACCTTCACCAACATAGCTAATTAAGAAGTTTCCTACAATGTCTTTTAAACTTATAAACTGATAGTTACCGTAGTTTTCGTCTCCATTATTAAAGACGCCGTTGGCACCTTCATAATAATTTTCATTTGTTCCTGTTAGTAATGCCATCTATTTATTGTTTTTCTTGTGTTATCTGTTGAGACTCTTCTGTAGCAGCTGTTTGATACAAGCTTGGATCTTTAAGTATTATACCAGATAGTTCTAATATTTTAATAACCAAATTCTTTTCTTCAGCAGGGTGTAACTCAAAGTTTACTGTTGAACTACTATTGTATAAAGCTTTTTCATTAACAATAGTAAAACCCCAAGAAACTGTAGCTGGTCTAGCTATGTAGTTACAAACAACGTTATCACTACCTGTTATACTTGTAGGGTATATTTTTATTCTATTATTTCTATGTGACTCAGTGCTTCCTGAATCTCTAACGTAAACTGGGTAAGTTTCTGTAGGAGCAGTTAACGGTGAGTTTAATATATGGTGAATGTTATTTTGATTTATTTTTTCTATCTCAGCGTCATAACCACATTTATCAGTATATAGTTCACCCATTCTATAATGATCTGGAAGTATACCTATACCAGCTCCGCTTACAGATACTGTTTGTCTATACTTTTCAAATATATCTATCTTTTCATTTATAAGATCTATCATGTCAGCATAAGTAGTGTCATTTTTTCTCTGCATCACTTCTTCGAACTGACTCAGGTCATAAAAATATTGTTCAAATATACTCATTTGAGCTTGATTAGCTAACAAGTTAAACTCTTGAGGTGTTATATAACCTCTTTGTTCTTTATTAGCTATAGCTAAAACTCTTTGATATACTGTATCTATACTTACTGCCATGTTTATTTATTTTTATAATAAAGCCACCATTACGGTGGCCTTACCATAATGTGTACTATTTAAGTTTCTTTTGTATTGTAATTAAAACTTCCATACCCTCGTCAGTTTTAAACCAAGCTGCTAAAGCTGAGTAAGGATGTTCTTCAAATGGTACGGAAAATAATTTTCTTCCGTTACTTGCCCAAGAGAATACTCTATTGTCTGGTGATAATCTTATTATACCAGCTTCTGTAGCTTTAACACCTAAATCTCTAAGCTGTACAGAATCATCTTGCAAAAGCTCTAAGAATAAATAAGGATTATTTCTAGCCATTAACATAACGTCTCTTCTTATTTCTTTAGATGACATTTTACTAACACCACTACCTTGTTCTACTCTTAATATTGCTTCAGCTTGATCTATTTCTATTTGTTTTGAAGCAACTAAAGCTTCGACTTCAGCTTCAAGATACTCTAAATCAGCATTAGCATTTTTAACTTCATCATGCTCTTTGTAGATTACTCCTTTTAAAGGGTGATATAAGCTTAATAATTTTTGTAGATTTTGTTTTCTGGCAGGTACAACTAATGTACCATTTCTAAAAGCAACATGACCTAAAGTAGCTTGACCTTTTTGCTCACTAACTAGCGGCGATGTTTGGTTTGTAGCATACTTTATTTCTTCTTGCACTCCAGTTTCTTTGTTAAAATACAACAAAGGTTTTCTACGTGTATGTCTACTAGGTATAACATACAGTAAAGGATTTCCTTCACCCATAAGGTGGTATATCCTGTCTTTAATTTCCCATCCATCGATGGATTTTGTTTGTTTTTTCATAATATAATATAATTTAATAAAAGTAATAATTACCCCCGTTTATACAACGAGGGTAAGAATTACATTGGTTAATAGTAATTAGTCACCGATAACTCCATCAGCAGACTTTAGCAAAACAAAGTTGTTTGCTGCTTGAACACATAAACATCTCTCAGATAAGAAATGAACGTTCATAGCGTCTTCATCAGAAGTAAAGTTACCTCCTACAGATCCTGTGATCCAAGATTTCATTCTTCTATCGTCAGCTTCAGAAGCTCTGTATCTAACGTGTAAGAATGGTCTTGCAATGTTTTTACCAAGTGCTTGGTCATAAACAGTTGAAGTTCCAGCAGGAACAATAACACCTTCAATGTCTTTAACTAATCCACGAGTTGTAGAATCGTTTAAGTATTTCCAGTCAGTCTTGTAGAAATCGTAAGAACCTCTTCTGAATCCAGAGAAGCCTAAGTTAAGCGCCATATCTTCAGAGTTGTCAAATACACCGTAAGATGTACCTCCAGTTCCGTAAGAATTTTGAGAAGCTAACATGTTATCGATAGCAAGAGATACTCCTCTGTTAAGGAACATCATGTTTTCTTCGATAGCACCTTGCTTGTCAAGTTCTTGTAAGATAAGGTCAAAATCAGCTAAACCGTCATCAGCTGCAGATCCACCGAAATCAGCATCAGAGTAAACTAATCCTCTTGACTCGATAGCAGCAAACATACCTTCAGAACCTTTAACAGTAAAACTGTTAGATCCAACTCCAGGGTCAGCGCTAAATGAGTGAGCAGCTTTTTCAGCTTCAATCATAGTCATTTCTAATTGGTCCTCAAATCTTAATCTAGCTTCGTGCTCAGATTTTAAGTACCATAAGTATCCAGATGTTCCAACTTCAGTTGTAACTTCAACCCACCCAATTTGAGCAGTGTCAGATCCGTTTACAGAATACTTGTCTCTAATAATGATTGGTGAATTGTTAAAGTATTCGCTTTTAGCGTTTACAGTGTTACCAACATTTATAGATCCTTTTCCGTATTCAGAACCGTATACAAATAAAGAAATTCCAGTTGTAGCAGCGTTGTTAGCAAAACCTCCAGCGGCAGCTCCGTTTAAAGCAGTAGCTTTGTAAGGAACAGCAGTTCTAGTAGTTGTAGAAGGTTTAGCAGTAATATAACATTTAGTAGTTTTACCACCTTTACTAATAACAACAGTGTCTCCAATGTTAACATAAGCAGCTTTATCTACGCTAGCAAATGTAATTTTGTTTATAGCAGCGTCTCCAGATGCAGCAATTGAACAGTCGTCAAATGCAATGTGAATTCTACCTTGCTCAGACCAAACTACTTGATCAGAAGCCATTGGCATTTCAGCTCCTACCATACGTAAGAAACCTCCAACAGTTCTATTTCCATATCTTTCTACTTCTTTTTCATACACTTCTGGTAAGAATTGTTTTGTGAAATTAAAGTCGTTACCTGTAATAGACAGGTAATTGCCAGCAAATAAAGATTTGTCTGGTCTTGGTGTTAGGTGCGCTAATGCAGCACCCGTTGAATTAAAAGCCATAGTTTAATTTTTAATGATTATTTTTTAAGTTTAATTTTAAAGTCATTAGAAGATTCACCAGATATAGCTCTTACTTTAAAACCACTAACATCAGCAACTTTTTCGTGAATACCACGAGGTGCCATGTCAATGTTTTTAGATTTAGCAATACTATTTTTTATAGCATCAGCTTTACCTTGCTCGTAAAAGTGATTAGCAACCAAGTCAGGATTCATTGCTGTAAATAAAGACTTATGATAACCCTTAGCATCTGACATTTCATTGTTTTCATTTAAGAACTTCTTAGTGAAATTATTAATGTCGCTTTGAGTATTTTTAATCTTATCAGCATCCTTAACGTTAAACCTATACTTTTTATCACCCACGGAATAATCAAAACCTTTGAAATCTTTGGTAAAAACATTTTCAGTTTTCTTTAAAAATATAGATTGGTGCTTTTCGTTAATCTTTGATTCCTCATTATAACGATTGAAAAAATCAACTGCTTTCTTTTGCTCAGGCGCTAACCTGCTTCCAGCTTTGATCTCTTCGTAATATTTAGACTTTTGCCCGTCTAAGTGGCTTTTAGCATTTGCAACTTGCTCCTTTAATGCTAATTTTTTTCTTCTTATATCTCTTTCCTCATCAACTTCTTCGTCGTACTTAAAATTGTCTTCCATTAAGAAATCAATTTCATCTCTATTCAAATGAGGTTTTGTTTGTGAGTAGAACTCTCTAAGTAAAGCATTGTCCTCTAACTTAGAATAATCTTGATTTAACTTAACATAGTCTTCTAAACTACCACCAGTTTCATCAATAAAATCTACTACTTTCTGTATGTTTTCAGGTAAAGGTGTTCCAGATTCTCTAGCTTCTTCAACAGCTTCAGCCACTTCTTCTGTTAACTCTTCTGTTTTTTCAACAACTTCTTCTTCAGTAATCTCCTGTAAAACAGGTTCCTGTTCTTCAACTTGTTGTTCTTCTACAGTTTCTTGCTCTAAGACTGGTTGTTTTATTTCGTTTGTATCGCTAGTTGGAGCTTTATCTTCAACGCTAGACAAATCTAATTTAACAGTACCATCTTCTAACACTTCGTTTTTTGGAGCAGTTACTTCTGCTTCTACCTTAGTCTCAACTTCTTGTTGATCTACTAAGTCTTGTTCAACGTTTGTTGTTTCTACAACTTCTTCTTGAACATCGTTTTCTTGATTTTCAGCCATAATATAATATTATAAAATTAAAAAATTATCTTGGATCAAACGAATTTAATCCAAATCCACCACCAAGTATATCATTACTTGAAGACTCAAAGTTTTTAGGTGGTTTTTTGTTATTTCTTTGGTCTATTAGCTCACTTTGTTGTGATGCTTGTATTTTTGTTCGATCGTCTTTACGATCTTCTTTGTATTTATCCTTACTTTCTATAGACTGTAAGTCCATTTTCTTAAGCTCTTGATTTATTTTAAACTCGTGATTCATGAGTTCTTTTTTAAGTAAAGCTTCTTGTTGTAGCTTTCTAGTTTCAAAATCAGCTTCCATTTTCATTAACTCCATCTTTTGACTAGTAATAGCTTGTTGTTTTTCTATTTCAGCTTGAGCAGCAACTTGTTGAGTCTGTGCATTAGCTTGTGCTTGAGACTGTATATTTTGTTGTTGCATCTGCATGTCTCTAGCTTGTTTTTTCTTTCTACGTATTTTAAGTAGTTGATTAGCTAGCTTAATATTCTTAACATCTCTAAGATCAATAGCATCTTCAAGATCTATACTTTGTTGTTGAATAGCCATTTGTATATTATTCTCTAGCATTTGCTTTTCTTCTTCATCAGGAGCTAGTTCTATAAATATACCAAAATCATATAAATGAAGGTTATTCATTTCTTCTAGCGTAGCTACATTATGTGTACCTATACTTTGTATGAAAGCGTTTCTAGTAGGAGAATACTCTAAAACATCAGAAACTCTTAAGCTTATTAGTTCAGCAATTTCAGATGTTAAAAATAAACTACTTTGCAATATGTGTCTAGTTGCTGTGTTTGAATTAGCAGCCGCTATCTTTTGCACGCCAACTAAAGCGTCTTTTGAAGGTGTAGATGCGTCAGAAGCTTCATTTAGCCCGGTTACATCACGTATCATTTGTAAGTAATAATTATATGTACCTATAAGTGACTGCATTTTTTGTCCACCGCCACCGCTAGATATTTCTTGAATAGGAACTTTACCTGGGTTCATATCACCATCGCTAGTCATTGATCTACCAATTATACTACCAGTTTGGAAAAACATATTTAATGCTTCTTGTGGGTTGTAATTAGTTCCATTACCTAAATCTATTTCAGCTAAACCATCAGCATCTAAATATATACCATCTGGCACTAACCTAGACATAACCTGTTGTAGCTTAAGGTGTGTTAGTTGAATCATATCTGCAAATCCAGTTATTCTACTAACTAAGGACTCTATTCTACCTTTGTACATTCTAGGCGCAACCATACTATAGTTCATTTTAACTTTAGTATAATCACTTTTAGGTCTCATCATGTTTTTAGCCATTTGCCATTTAAGTAACTTTTTAGTACCTAATATAATAGCTCCTTCGTATAAAACCTCTATAGATCTAGAAACTTTACCATACTTAGCCTCCATAATAGCATCCATTACTGGATTAAACGTATCATCTTTTACTATTATTTTACTAGCTCCAGTAGCTGTTTCTTTTACTTTGTACACCTCGTTAGCATACGTTTTGTAGTTAAAGTATAAAACTTGAACTTGATTTTTATCAACTTGATTAGACTCTGTTAAACTTCTATTGTAAAACCCTGAGTTCTGAAAACCTTGGCCTACTATATCCATTAAAGCTTTTTCATCTAAATCAGGAAACTCTTTTTTTAACTCATTGACAGTCACATTCTTAACCTCACCAACATAGTAAACATCGTCAAAATAAGGTGAATCAGTATATGAATAAACTAAGTTAGCTGGATCAACATAATCAATTTTAATACCTGAGCTTTTACAAAAAGTAGTTTTACTAGCTCCTATACCTAATGTAACTAAATCATAATTAACTCTTCTTCTAGTTAAATCATAATTATTACCATCTAAAACAGTGTTTATAGCTTGTTCCTCGGCTAGCTCAACAGCTTGTTTGTAGCTTAACTGCATATGTAACTCTAATTCTTCTATTGAATCAGGTAGTTCTTCTTTTTTGTTTTCTCTAATATCAACACCAAAAGCAGTTGACGCAAACTCAGCAAGATCTTCAGTTTCCATGTCTCTTATTAAAGATTCCATGTATTCTGTTCTTTTACTTATACCGTAAGGATCTTGTGAGTAAGCTTTTATATCAAAAACTCTTTCTGATATACCATTAACCACTATGTCTACAAACTTAGGTATAATAGGTACTGGTTTCCAGTCTAAGTTTAAGTAAGATAAGTCACCGTTAATCGATAGTTCGTCTTTATATTTTTGTATTGATTGCTCTCCCCTAGCGTATAATCTAAGTTTATGAAACTCTGTTTGATTTCCGTAAAATCTATTAGTACCTGAGTCACGCTTAAACCACTCGCTTTCTATAGCTTTAGCAACCTTAAGACCGTACTCGGTACTCATCTTCTCAGAGTCACTTGCGACTTGACTTGGAAAATAACTTTTTACAACTGACTCAGCCATATTAATTTTCTATTAGTTTTGATCTGTTGCCAGATTGTTTGTATCTAGCAAATTTTAAATTTATTTTTTCTTTCTTTATATTGGCGTTTGGTTTATATAAATGTCTGTTACAAGCCATTATAGCTAGTCCAGAAGAAATAGAAGCATCAAACTTAGTTCTATTGTTTATATCAAACTTAGCCCAGTCTTCTAAAGTTCTATTAAAATTAACTTTACCATACGTACCGTCTTGTTTTCTACCAACATGATCTTGTATGTACATTTCAATAGCAGCAGCGTGAGACTGCTTAACATCTTCACTTGAGTTTGGTATACCACCTACTTCTTTTTCAGTAACAGATAGTTTGTTCCAAATTTTATCTGGCCTATTCATGCTGAAACCTCTGTATCCTCTTCTTCTTAAGTAGTATAATAATCTAGGTTTGTTATTCTCTGCTAATATTGGCATACCATAAAAAACTAAAGCCATTAACATATCTTCAAAAAATATTTCTGCGGTTGGTGGTCTATCTACATATTCTAAAAAAAACTGGTTTGGTGGACAATCTTCCATACTAAACTTTGTTAAGCCGTGTAAAGCTCCTTTAGAACCTACACCATCAACTGTTCCTGATATATCATAACT